AAGATAGACAAGTTTCTGATGCAGTCGAAGAAGGACTTAGAAAAAAAGTAGAAGAACACAATGAAGAAGTCGGCAATGTGGCTTCTAAAAGAACAACTTACAGAACACTTCTTGCAGTATTTGAACGAGGGATTGGAGCATACAAAACCAATCCAGCTTCAGTTAGACCAAGTGTCAGTTCACCTGAACAATGGGCATATGCAAGAGTAAATAGTTTCCTTTTCGCATTGCGAAATGGGAGATTTCAAGGCGGTAAGCACGATACTGATTTACTGCCTGAATCACATCCTTTATCATCAAAAGACAAAGAGGAAAAAGCGATGAAAAACAAAGACGAAAGACATATCATAAATGTTGAGGAATCTGATGATAGTTTTATCATCGAATTTGCAAAACATGGCGGTATGGAAGAAGAAATGGAAATGGAAGAAAATGAATCTGAAGAAGATGAAATGGAATCCAGACCATATCACGATGAAGATGAAGAAAAAGATAAAGAAAGATCAGATGCAGAAGATATTGTCTATCGTACTGTTGATCTTTCAAGATCATCTCACATTGATGAAGAAAACAGAAGGGTGAGAATAGGCGTAAGTTCTGAAGAACCTGTTGAAAGGGAATTTGGAATGGAAGTCTTATCTCATTCTGAAGGTGATATTGATACTGACTTTATTGCTAGTGGCAGATCGCCTTTATTGCTAGATCACGATATGACTAAACAGATTGGAGTGGTTGAACAATATAAAGTAAATTCTTCTGAAAAAAGGGCGGTGGCTATTGTTCGTTTTGGTCGAAGCGAACTAGCAGAAGAAATTTTTAATGATGTCAAAGATGGTATTCGTCAAAATATCTCAGTTGGCTACAAAATAAATAACATGGAAAGAGTTAAATCAACTGATTCTGATAAGCCTATGTTCAGAGTACAACACACACCTTTAGAAGTGTCTGTTGTTTCTGTACCAGCAGATCAGTCAAAACAAGTTGGTGTAGGTCGATCCAAAAACAAACTTTCTAATATAGAGGTAAAAACAATGACTGAAGAAGTTAAAAGTGAAATAAACCTTGATGAAGTTAGAGAAAAATCTGTTGCAGAAGCAAGAGAGCAATTTCAAAGAAATTCAAAAGAAATCATTGATCTTGCTGCTAAACACAATAGACGTGATCTAGCTGACAAGGCTATTCAAGAAGGGATATCAGTTGAAGAATTTAGAGGTGTATTGTTAGACAATATTTCTAACGACAAACCTTTAGAAACTGGCGACATCGGGATGTCTAAAAAAGAAGTGCGGCAATTCTCAGTAATGAAAGCTATTAATGCTTTAGCTAATCCTACTGACAGAGCCGCACAAAAAGCTGCTGAATTTGAATTTGAATGTTCAGAAGAAGCTGCTAAACACTATGGCAGAACTGCTCAAGGTATTATGCTTCCACCTGAAGTATTATCTAACTGGTCAACTAGGGACTTAAATGCATCTGACGATGCTGGTTTAGTTGGTCAAGATTTCAGACCAGCAGACTTTATTGATGCACTTAGAAATGCATCATCTGTTATGCCATTGGCTACTAACCTAAATGGTCTTTCTGGCGATGTAAAAATCCCTAAAAAGACTACTGCTTCAACTGCACAATTCATTTCAAGTGAAGGTGGTGCATCTGGTGAATCAGAAATGGTTATCGGTTCTGTAACTATGTCACCTAAAACTCTAGGTGCATTTACAGATGTAACTAGACAACTAATGATTCAATCTTCATTAGATGTTGAGAATCTTATAAGAGATGATCTTTCAAAATCTATGGCTATCGCTATAGATAATGCTGCTCTAGAAGGTTCTGGCTCAAGCGGAAACCCAACTGGTATTACTAACACAAGTGGTATAAATACTGTTTCTCTTACTAGTGCTGCTGCACCAACTTTTGCTGAAATGGTTTCTATTGAAACTGCTGTTGCTGTTGATAATGCTTTAATGGGTGACTTAGCGTACATTATCCACCCAACTAACTATGGAACATTAAAAACAACTGCCAAAGATTCTGGTAGTGGTTTGTTCGTAGCTGAAAACAATCAGGTTAATGGTTATCCAGTAGTTGTATCTGCTCAATTGACAGCTAACAACTATGTATTCGGTAACTTCAATGACTTATTGATTGGGTTCTTCGGTGGACTTGATATTGTTGTTGATCCTTACACAAGTTCTAGTTCTGGAACTGTAAGAGTAGTTGCACTTCAATCTGTTGATGTTGCAGTAAGACATGCAGTATCTTTCTGTGCAGCTAGTTAATAACTAGATTGGTATTAGATACAATGAAGGGCGGCTTAAAGCTGCCCTTCGCTAAAAAGGAAAAGATTATGAAATATACAATTTTAAGAGATACTGTTGCTGGTGGAAAAAAAGTTTCTGCTGGTGATGTAGTTGAACTTTCTGAAGAAGAAGGAAAAATTTTAGAAAGTTATGGTAAAGCTGCCAAAGGCGGTGAATCTAAACCAGAAAAAAAAGATAGAAGTGTTGGTTTAGAATCTTCTGAAAAACCTAAAGTTACTAAAAGAAAATCTAAATAATGGCTTTAGAATTTGATGCTGATTTAGATGGTTATTTAGATGCAGATTATGGTCATGGCATTTCTGCCACCTATACTGTATCTGGTGGATCACCAGCAACAATCAAAGTAATTTTAGAAGATGAATTTTTAGCAATGGGTGGACTATCTGTAGATGTAGAGGGTTCTCAGCCCATTGCTTATTGCAAAACTTCTGATGTATCTAGTGCTGGTCATGGCGATACATTAGCTTTTGCAGCACAAACAACTCTATCAGGAACACAATACAAAGCAGCAACTACATACAATGTTGTTGGTGTGCAACCTGATGGCACAGGAATCACAGCTTTAGTCTTAGAGCAACAATAATGGCAAATCATATAAGACAACAAATAAGAGAAAGAGTCGGTACAACTTTGACTGGCTTAACTACTACTGGATCAAATGTTTTTCAATCCAGAGTATTTAATTTAGAAGAAAGCAATCTACCAGCGATTATTATTTACACAAAGTCTGAAGCTGGTGAATTATTAGAGATGGGTTCAACAAGAACCTTGCAAAGAAATCTATCGTTAGTTGTGGAAGCGTATGTCAAAGCAATCAGCAATTTTGACGATACAATAGACACTATTGCTAAAGAAGTAGAAGCTGCAATGGCAGCAGATGTAACTCATAACAGTTTAGCTAGAGATACTTTTTTAGAATCAACTGAAATCAATTATAATGGTGAAGGAGATCAGCCTTTAGCAGTCATGGAAATGACATTTAACATTTCTTATCTGACTACTGAAGCTGCTCCTGATTCAGCTTTATGAGGTAAGCAATATGGATAAGAATGTAATGGTTTCTCCTGATGGCAAATCAAAAATTACAGTTTTTGATAGTGCTGTTGAGAATCTCAAAGCAAATGGGTGGACTCTCGAAGGAGAGTCTGTAAGCAAAAAATCTAAAACAGAGGATAAATAATGGCAGTATTTACTGGAAAAGCTGGTGTTGTTCAAACTGGTTCTAATGATATCGCTGAGGTTAGAAGTTACTCTATAACTGAAACTGGCGAAACTACAGAATCTACAGCTATGGGCGATTCAGCAAAAACTTTTGAATCAACTTTGACTGAATTTTCAGGTTCTATGGATTTATATTTTGATGATACTGATTCTAGTGGGCAAGTTTCACTTACAATTGGTTCATCATTTACTTTAAATCTAGCACCAGAAGGCACAGGAGCTGGGGGATATAAATTGTCTGGAAGCGGAATAGTAACTGAAAAAACTATAACTGCTGCTCACGATGGCTTAGTTGAAATGACAATTGGCTTTCAAGGAACTGGAGCATTAACTATAGGTACTTACTAATAGATGGGTGCTATAGATAATGTAGTTGCTCATTTTGATGCACAGGAGATTATTTCTTTTGAAGTAGCAGAATGGGGAACAGAAGGCGAACCATTAGTTATATATTCAAAACCTTTAACACTTCAGGAAAGCAAGAAGCTATATAAAATGGCTAACGACAGCGATCTTGAAGTGATGGTTTATGCAATTATTACAAAGGCTTTAGACGCTGATGGAGAAAAGATTTTTTCATTAGCAGATAAACAAACTTTGATGAATCGTGCAGATGTCGGTGTTGTTGCTGATGTTGCTGGTAAGATTCTTGGTGCAATGACACCAGATCAAGCAGAGGGAAAATAGCAACCGAGTCTGATTTATTTGCACAGTTTGCACTCGCTGACAGACTCGGAAAAACACTTAGCGAGATTGAATCAATGACTATTGATGAACTAACAATGTGGTATGCCTATATTAAAAAAAGAAACGATTTAGAAAAAAGAGATGGGTAAACTAGGAAAATTAAGCATTGTTATTGGAACTGTAGATAAGTTCTCAAAAACTTTTAACAAGGCAAAAGCTGGTTTAGCTGGTATAGGTAAAGCAGCAAAAACATCATTAAAAGCATTGGGCGGTGTTAGTCTTGCCTTTGCTGGTATTGCTACTGCAATTGCTGTAGCTTTAAAAGGATCGTTTCAATTCATAGATGCACTTGGTAAAACTGCCAGTCGGACAGGTGTATCGGTCAATTTTCTACAAGCATTTCAAATAGCTGCTGAAGAATCTGGTTCTAGCGTAGAAGGAGCAAACAAAGCACTAGAAAAATTTAGTAGAAACAGTGGTGAAGCTGGTAGAGGTCTAAAAACTCAAGCTGATATATTCAAAGATTTAGGAGTAGAACTTAGAGATGTAAGCGGTAACTTACGAGGAACTGAAGAAGTTTTATTAGATGTTGCTGATGGAATACAAGCACTAGGTTCTAATGCAGAAAAAAATTCTGCACTTGCAAATCTATTTGGTCGTGAAGGTATCAAGCTATTCAATGTAATTAATTCTGGAAGTGAAGGTGTCAGACAACTTACAGAAAGATTAAATGAATTGGGTATCTCTCTATCAGAACGATCAGTTAGAGGTGTTGAAGCATTTAACGATAGTTTTAACATTCTGACTATTCAGCTTAATAATTTAAAAGATAATGTCTTTGTAGCTTTCACACCAATTTTGCAAACTTTTACAAACCAATTAAGTGGTGCATTTAAAAATACTATTAAAGAATTTGGTGGGGTTGAAAAAATAGGAGAAACATTTGCTAAAACATTTTTCGATAGCATCACAGAAGTTCTTTTATTATTACAAAGTTTTATTCTTGGAGTTTCACAATTCGTAACTTCTTTGCAAGAAATGCAATTAAATCTTCAAGGATTTTTTG